GCAGGATAGTAATTGCTATAAACCTGCTCTTTAGTTGTGGGATCAGTGTACTGTACACCATTGAACACACCGACAATCGGGACTGTGCCACCATCTGCGTGAACCTCAATGCCGCCGCCAGTAACTTGAGCAACCATGTCACCTTGGAAAATACTTGTTCCATAGTTAGCTGCAATTCGATAACGACTCTGACCGCCAGTATAAGCACCTCCACCAATCATTCTGACTGGCTTCATGCCAAAAGCTGCGTCTTTATTCGCCATGCTTTTCTCCTGTTAGTTTCTACCAAATGTTACTTGGGTTGACCTTTGTGGATCATACTTAACATAGCGACTGTCTTTTGAACTCTCAGAGAACATAGTATTGTCTAAAGCATCTTTTGCATTCTGATTGACTGCCTCGTAGTGGGCATTTCTTTCATCAACAGTTTCTTGTGGTATTTTCGCAAGGATCAAACCCTCATTATATACAACGCCAGAATGTCGCCCTTCATCCATTGTGGGAAGCTGCCATTCATCAGGGAGGTCAGAACCTTTTACAAGTTCCCATCCTTCTCTGAGTCTTCTTGACATATTGCTTCTATCCTCTTGCCCCAACATGGATTCCCTTATCCAACGATAAACGTAACCATCTGGTGCTGGAGGAGTTTCAAGGCGGCGAACTGGTCGCCAAGGTTTTCTGCGAGTCTTGTTATCGTGCGCTTCGGATTCACGAGATTGTCTGGTTGAGGTCATATTTACTCCTTATGCTTACGCTTGTTTCTGCATTATTTTTTGCTTTTCCATAGCGACTGATTTAAACCAATCCTCTTCTGACATGTTGTGTGGCTTCAGAGGTCTTAGTCGTTCCATCTCATCTCTTGTAAACTTAACCCCACCTTTTGGGTCTGATGTTTTTTGTCGGCTTCTTGAAGCAGGGGCAACTCTTTGCATCGATGGGTTGCTCACACTTTGATCGACATTTGTATTTTCAGGATTGCTTGCTTGCAACTCTGGAAATCTTTTCACAATTCTATCATTCAATTCATTGTAATACTCTTCTGAATCAGGGACAAACCCTTCTTCAACCAAAAACTCATCAACCACCCTAGCCCAATAATGGGCTTCTCTATTAAAATCTGGTTTGCTTTCATCAAACCAAGGGTTGTTGTCCTGCCAACTTAACGCTTTTTCGCTAGGTGCTGGAGCTTGTTGTGGTTGTTGATAAACAGGCTGTTGTGGTTGTTGAGCCTGTTCTGTCTTTTTCTGACTGTTTTGTTTTGCAATTCTTAATTTTTCTTTTTGTATTACAAGCTCTGTTTTTAAAGTATCAGCCTTCGATATAGAATCCACATCATTAGCTTGCATGGCTTTTTTGTAAAGCTCATCAACTTGCATTTCTTTGGCTTTGATAGCTTCTTCTTCTTTATCCAAGCTATTCGCTTCTGATTGCTGCGCTAAAGCCCTTAATCTTTGAAGCTCTTGATCCTGTTGAATCAACGCTTGTTCAGCTAGTTGCGCTCTCTGCTCTGATTGTCGATTCTTTTCGTTGAGTTTATTTATGCGCTTGGACACATTTTTGGTGTACCTCTCAAGCTCATCTTCGCTATTCTGCTGATCTGATTGCGCTTCTATATTGTCTTCAATTTGAATTGCAATCTCTGCATCCTGCTGCGCTTCTTGTTCAGGTAATTGATTCTCGCTCATGTCATACTCACTATGTCATCTGGATGTAAAATCGTTCCAATCACCTCATCATCATTTATTATGCGAACTTCTTGAGGATTGTCATCTCCCTCAAAATTTAATTTAAATCGAGTGCCAGCATAACGTCCAATAAGAACCCATTGGTTTTCTTGACACCAAGGAATGCCATGAAACCTTGCCTCATCCTTGTAACAAAGTGGCCCCATTTTAACCACCCAAGCCACAACAGTTGCCAATGATTCTCTTTCAGTTGTTGTTTGCAAAAGTTCTATGCCACCCTCAGATTTGCTTTTTTGCTTAGATGGAAAAACCAGCAATCTGTAACCTGATGGGTTAGGTAATCTGTCTATAACACTTGCGTCTAGCAAAGCAGGATCTAATTCTTTTTCTTCAGGATTCACATAAGCCTTAGAAATGGATTCCAAAATTTATTCCTTGTTCAAATCTTTCAGTTCAGACTCGATATAATATAATGCAGAAAGCTCTCCTTGCAAGAACTTATACATTTCCATATCTTTTAAGTTTCCTGACATAAGCGTTTCAGATATCTGAGATCTTCTCGCCTCTGTCAGTCTTCTTATTTTGTCGTAAAAACTGTAATCATCCATTAAGTCGATTTCTTAGGTGCTTTCCTTGCTTTTTTAGTAGCTTTTTTCTTAGGTGCTGGCTTAGGCGTTTCTTCTGCAACAGGCTCTGGTTCTGCAACAGGCTCTGGCTCAACGACAGGTTCTGGTTCTGGTGCTGGTTCTCCAGAAGCTATTCTAGCCAGCTTCGCAGCTATTCTAGCCTCGCTTGCTTGTCTTGCTTTTTCTTCTTCCTGTCGCTTGGCAACAAGAGCATTTGCCTCTGCCTCGCGTTCTAGCTTTTTTTGAGCCTTTAGCTCTTTAATCGCTTCAAGTTTATAAGATGTTGTCATAGGTTTCTCCCAAACTTTTGTTCAAGCTCCAATAATTTTAAATCTGCTTGCTGATCCAAACGCTGCATTGCAACGTCTAATTTATCATCAGCAATGTCTTTTTGTATTCCCAGCCTTTGACTGGCAAGCTCTGTTTCCAATAGCTTTTCTTGATCTCGTTGCTGTTGTTTTGCGTCAAATTGAGATGCGTCAATGTCTAACTCTTTGTCTTTCAGGTCAAGCTCTCTCTGCCTGATTGCGACAAGAGGATCTACCTCATCAGACTGCTGACCAATTGACTGCAAAAACTCTTGGGTTAATTGAGCCATCACTGGTGCTGCAAATTGATCCAATATCATTTGTATCTGCATCTGCATTTGTTGCGCTTCTTGTGGCGTTACTTGCTGCATCTGTTGAGAGATGGCTTGTATTCTTTGTTGCATTTCAGGAGGTATTTGCTGCATGGATATTTCAGAAGCCAAGAACTGCAAGTGCTGCATTATGTGTGAAATTATAATGCTCTGGAATTGTGGGTTCTCTTTGACCACCTGAGTTAAAAACAAACTCCTGTGAGTATCTACATGAGCAGCGTGGTTCTGGCCTTCAAAAGCTTGTGCTGGCTGGCCCAACAACAAAGAAGAGTTCTCCAACCCTGCATCCACTGGCCTTGGAGTCATGTCTGGAGGAGGCTGAATTAGGTTTTCAACGTTATCCACCCCAAGTGCTGCGTACATTCTCCTGTACGCTTCGTAGATGCCCATCGGGCCATGCACTTCAGGGTTGCTCTGAACCATCTGCAACAGCTCTTGAGCCATCGTTATTCTTTGACTTTGACTGAAAATATTAGGATCAGAGACAGGTATGACATCTATCCTGCCATCAAAGTCAGTCGCTTTAATGCTTGCCTGACCGCTTCCGGTTTCGTAAGGATATTCTGGGGGCAAGTATTCGTTGAACACTTGTGCTAACAATTGGAACTCTAAACGTTGTGAATAATGCAATCTTTTGTGGATTGCGCTCATCACTTTTGTTCCTCTTTCGAGCAAAGCAACAGTTGTTCCAACAGGCATCGCTGTATTCATATCGCCCACGTTCATATCTGCAATTGCAGCAAAACGCTTACCAGAATCTACCAATAACCCAAGCAATTGCATTAAGACGTTGCTTGGCTCTTTGATTGGCAAAGGTATTAAGTTTTCTCTTAAAGACCCGCCAGTTGTATCAATGTCTCTAAATTCGCCGGGGGACAAAGGTTCGTCTTCGTCCCTGATTCTCATGCCTCTAGCTTTAAACCCAGCAGGGAGGTTTGCAAGTGTTCCTGCGTCAATCAACTGCCGTAAGATTGAAGTGGAAGCCTTAGATAAACCACCAATCATGTGAGAAAGGCCAAGGCCGTAGAATCCTAAACCCGGCAAAAACTTGTATTGCACAAAGAAATTTACTTTGTTTTTGTAAGGATCGTTTGGATTGAAGTTGCGTCTAATGGAAAGCACTCTTTGAGAGTTTTCATCAATGGTTACGATGTAAGGCAGCTTTAGCCCTGTAGGAGATCCATCCTCTCCCATGTCTTCAAAACCTTCCAGATCCAGAATTGTATGCACTTCATAAACAACATGATCCCTGTCTTCTGCATAACTTGCATGAGTGCCTTCTATTTCATCGATTGCTTCTGTCACATCAGAAGAGTCAGCAGAATACGATCCTTCTTTTATGTCTACGTTTGCGTAAAACCCAGAAAGCTGTTGTTTCTTGATTTCATTTCGTGACATGGATATCGCATGAGTGACACGCTCTGCGCTGCTTAAATCAGCAGCCTCATAAGGCACAATTAAATCTTCAGGAGCGATAAACTTAGAAACTGCTTTGTTCAACACAGTATCGAAATATATTTTTTTAAACGCGCTTCCTGCCAAGGGTAAATAAAATAGCAACATGTCGAGTTCAGGATCGTACTCAGACATGATGTTCATGATGTAAAAATTCATGAACTCTTGTACACGCTCTGCCTGATTCTCTGAATCTGGAGTCCTTGCTCCTAACACTTGCGTTTTGACTGGGCCTTTTGCTGGAAGCATTTCTTTGTAAGCTTGCGCTTGAAACTGAGTAACTGCCTCTGCAAGTATTGGATGTATTACACCACTCGATCCTTCAAATGGTTGAGATCTGGATTCATCGAATTTCATTCCAAGATACTTCAAGCCATCTGTGTAAGTTTTTTCCCACTCTGATCTGCTGTTTTTGTCTTGTTCAATTGAAGACAAAATATCAGATGACAAAGCGTTAAG